CTGGGCGCCGTCACCGCCGACATCATCTTGAGTCGGGATGAACACGGCGATTGCGAAGTTCTGGAGCAGACGCAGTAACCGCATGTCTTGCTTGGTAAAAGTTGCCAGACCATCGTTAGGCGTGTGGCGATCTTTCGACACCGATACGTCGGTCATGATGACGAAGATGAACGGCTTTAACGTCTGCTGTTTGGTGTAGATAGCGGCGGCCCGCTCAATGTCAGCTGCCGCCCTGGCGCGGATCTTGGTGTTGACCGTTATTTCGTGGACTATGCCGTCATAATGGAAAAGACCTTCTGACGGCTGAATGCTGACGAGAGTTCCGACAACTGCGGTAACGGTGCCGATGCCAAGCACGCCAGTAGGCTGCTCAATCAAATAGCCAGCCGGAGCCGTAGGCGTAGTGGCGCCAGAAGGAATGGCAATCTCGAAAGTCCGGCGATTCGGCACGCCAAGGATGTCGTGTGATCCATTCCAAGTTGACGGCGTCATGCCCCCAAGTATCAGCTGCTGAGTGTCCAAGCGCTGCTTTGGCTCTGTTTGGTCATGATCATTGGTAGTCGTGAACCGAGCGGTTCCGTCGCCGTTATCGACATAGGCGGCAATCGGGTTGCGGACCTTGATGCCGGACAGCAGGAGTTTCTGATTGACGACCGGCGTACCCGACGCGATGGTCCCGGTGATGATTCCGCCAGTGACCGTGACGCTCGTGATGGTCAACTGCTCATTGAACAGGCTGGTCACTGATGGCAAGTAGCGCCACAGGTGGGCCATTACGTCGCGAGGCGTAATCATTATTTATAGGCCTCAGCAATAAATTTGGTTAGGGTTTGCATGGTGACAGTTTGCATCTCGGTGACGGCCACCTGAAGGTGTGGGCGTCTTGCCATTCTCCGCGTACCGTTTTCGAGATAGCTGGCGTATTCGGCATCTTCGCCAAACTTCATCGTGTGATGGGCTGTCGCCTCATACCTGACGCTATTGGCAAGCTTCCCAGTTCGATTGGCCGGAACTTCACCAGGCGCCGAGGCCTGATGCTTTCGACCGCGAAACGTGTAGACCCGACCAGTGCGCGGGCCGTTGCGGATCATGTACTGGAGCTTGTTGACGAGCAGCGTGCCGACTTCTTTCCAGGCAGCAGTCAACGCGACATTGGTTGCGCGCTCGGCAATCAGGATCTTGAGCAGGAATGCGTCATTGGTTGATGCTTCCTTGATCTGGATCATGCCATGCGCAACCTGTCAGCGAGCTCAAGCTCAGCATAGTAGGCAGACATGTTGTCGGCGTCCTTCATGCGCAGAGTCCCGTAGACATGGCGATTGTAGTGTCGATCGGTGCCGAGACATGGCGGCGACAAGTCAAGCTCATGACCATGCTTTTCGCTGATCCATTTTGCCACGGCAGCCGACCGGCTCATGCCTGCCTGGCAGTGAACCAAGATATCCTCTTCGGCATGCTTCTTGGCGAACTCTTGGATCTTGCCCGCCATAACATGCGTAAAAACATCAAAGCCATTACTGCCGACAAAGCCTTCGACATCGTCAAATTCTACGCGCAGCAGGTCTTTATGCTCGCAGCCGACAGCCCACCAGTCACCGGCAGAACCGATGCTTATCAGATTGGTTGGCTCGCTGACTTTCGATGCGTCAACCGCCGAATAGAATTTCACCGTCTTCATGCCTGCCCCGCCTCAGATTCGCCGCGCTCAGTAGCCTGGATCATATCGTAAATCGAGTCTTCGTTGACGTTGTCGACGCGCAGAACCCGAAAGCGGCGGTCAACACCCATCAGTACGAACACGTTGCCGGCTTCAATGTTTCGCCAGTCAGTTCGGTGCTTGAGAAAAAACAGGTGCGTTGCATTCGGGTCTATTGCCGTGCCGGCGAATCTTGCTACACCAGCATTCACGCCCGCAGTGGTTCGAATACCAGACCAGACGGTAGCGTATGGCGTGAAAGTTATGCCGCTGCTATCCCAATCGCCAGGGTTCATGCCCTCAGCAACGCGATTCGCCAGCTGGATCTTGTGGCGCAGATCGCCGAGACAGATTTTTACCTTTGGGAGTCGCAGGGTTGAGCAGCTCATCAACGTGCCCTCGGTGGCGCTGGCGGCGCGTACTTTGGCATCGGCGGAAACCAAGGCTGACTATCAACAACCAAATCTGCCGCATCACGATCTGGCGCACAGGTTGCGCAAATGTACCGATCAACGCCGATTCCGCCATAAAATGGGCCAATAAATGCTCGCCAACCATCCTCGCGACGAAACTCGCTCTTGCAATTGCAGCATTGCCGCCACACAAACCATGGATTGCAGCGAGTAATTTCGTTCTTGCTGGTTGATTCTCGTCTCATGCAAACACCCGCAGAATCCTGAACAGCGCCAGCTTAGCCTGAATGGACTGCGGCAGGCCGAGAGCATTGCAGCCGCCAGAGGTTTCGCCGCAACCGCCACAGTCGCCACGGTTCGCATCGAAGAAGGCGATCAGCTCAAGCAGCCCTTGCTTCAGCGCCGGAGGAATTGCAGTCTCATTCGGGTAGCCTGCCGTGAACGTAACGCGCATCGGATACGGCTCGTACTGGTCTGGCGTCAGATTCGAAAGGCCACGAATCAGGTACAGGCGACCCTGTTCGTCGAATGGCTTTAGCCGATAGTCGCCAGCAACGATAGTCTCGGCGCCACTTTCACCGATCAACTGAACCAGCGTCACTGCGTTATCGAAGATAGGCGCCCGACGCAGCCACAGATAATCATAAGGCATCGCGCAATCGCCAGGACTGAACGAATCGAACTTGCCCAGCACGGTGCGAGGCGAAAGCAGCCTATTGGTGTAGCGTTCCACCATGTCTGTAGCGTCGGCAATCAGCAAGGTAAGCTCGGCATCGCGAGAGGTATCGCTGACGTCGATCTTCAGGAAAAGCTTGACCGTCGCCAGAGATATGGCTAGCCCAGTCGGAGCGGATACCTCGTAGCGGTCGGTCATTTACTTGGCCTTTGATGGCTTGCGGAGTTCTTCGGCGGCAGACTTCTGCGCTTCAGCTTTCGACTTGGCCCACTCAGCCCAGCCGGCCTCGACCAGTTTGCAGTTTTCAGACGAGCCGAAGTTACCTTCAGTGCCAGCCACCATCTCGACGACGTTGACGCCTTCGAGTGCCCAGCTTCCTGATTTGAGAATTTTGATCATGACGATCTCCGATTACTTGAATACTTCTTTTACGGTAAGGATTCGGCCGTCAAACACGACTCGATCAGCTACGTCGCCGTCGTTCATTCTGATCAATTCGACCTGCTGATCTCCTGGATTCCGAAATAGATCAACAATCTCGACAATAACTTCTTTTTCTTTCGAGCAATGAGCGCTGATTTTGATGGTAGTAGTCATTATTCGCTTTTCCTGTAGTTAAAACAAAGGAGGCCGAAGCCCCCTTTATCATACCCCCAATACAGCTTAAACCGAAACGCCAGCCGGACCGTGATGCGGAGTACCGAGAACGGCGACCGCGCCAATGGTGCCGCCAGTGGTCACGCCAGTTGAGACGATACGCAGCTGCACGTAGCGCTTCTTGCCGACATAACCAATACGTGCGGTCGCGTTGTCGTTGGCGGCGACGAGCGCCACCGAGCCCAACACTTCCTCGCCAGTCAGTTGCACGGCGTCGGACAGACCGGAGTCATTGCCGTGCCACAGCTGCGCGGTGTACGTGCCGTCAGTAATGGTGCCGGAGATCAAATAGAACTCCAGCGACTCATAGTGAGCGGTGTCGATGATCGCGCCACTGGTGGTAGTGTTGGTGGTGATGGCCGCTACGGACAAGCCAAGACGGCTGACCGCTTCGTTATGCAGATCAAATACCTGGAACATGGCGACCCCCTTATGCCTTGGTTTTCAGAATTTTGAACGCTTCCGGCAGAACCACTTGACCGTGGTTGTAGCGGTGGAAGGTCAGTTCGATGATGTTGTTCTTCTTGCGAGTCACGTCATCGCGGATCACTTGCAGGCCGGTCCGGTCGATGATGGTGTAACCGCGCTGGAAGTCGGCGTAAACCAGGCTGAGGGAGTTAGCCGCAACAGACGGCATGTCCTGCATCAGGATGTACGGAGCGCCTGCCAGGGTGTTTGGCTGGGTTGGGCCGAGACCTACTTGCCACAGGTAGTGGTCGTTGGTCGAACCTTTAAGGGTGCGCAGGAGCGCCAGGGTCTGACGGTTCATCGCGTACATCGGGTTGTAACCAACCTTCAGGTCGCCAGCCAGCAACAGTACGTCGTCGCCGCTGATAACGCCAGATACCAGCGAAGTGCGAGCATCGGCTACGACGGCTGCGTTTGCCAGGAAGCCTTCAGGCTGCTTGGCGCCAGTGCCAAGAACAAACTTGTTGCCTTCTTTGAACGCGAACGACTCGGCGACATCGTTCATGATCTCGGATTCAAGATCAAATTCAGAGTCGATGAGCTGGTCGTAGGTGTATGGCACGGTGACGGTTAGACGATAAGTGGTCAGCGTTTCCTGCCCGTAAGTAGAGGTACTTTCACCGCTAGCAGCGGCTTCACCCTCATAGCTTGCTTCAGGAATACTGGTGCGGGTCGGAATGGACAGTGTTTTGCTGCCGACGGTGCGGACGCGGGCAACCTGACGTACAGGAGAGATCTCTGTGATCTTCTTGATGATCATGTTGTCCATCTCAGGCATGGTCAGATAACCGCCCTGAGTGGCAATGTCGGTGCGCAGGGTAGCCTTTTGCTCGGAGCTCAGAGCATTTTCGCCCTGCTGCACATAGTGCAGAAGCGCCTTATACTCGGCGGTTTCCTTGTGAGCGCCACCAGTACGAGTCGATTTGCGCGACAGCTCCAGCTCCAGGCCGTCGATGCGCTCTTTCAGCTCTTCAGCTTTTTTACGCTCGTCGGCGAGGTCAGCGGTGAACTTCTGGCTGACCTGCTCCTGCTTTTCCAGGGCTGCATTGGTTGCATCAACCATGCCCTTGAACTGCGGAGAGTCAGGACCGAACTTTTCTACGGTTTCGCGAAGAGCCTTGACGGCTACAATCACGTCATCATTTACGTCAGACATTTCATTTTCCTTCGATTTTGGAAGTCAGGGTTTTGGCAAATGCCAGCAAGCTTTGAAGCTCAGTGACAACTGCTGCTCCGGTAGAATCTTCCCGATTCCCTGACTTCCCTTCGTCTCGAAGAAAAGTTTTAAGCGCGGATGCCA